ATATCGAAGCGGTCGAACGTTGCAGCGGTCATGATAGTTCTTCGGTAGTGTTTGAAGGTTCCCAATGAGTCCAGCCCTTGGGTAGTTGTTCTAGTTCTTCCTGCTCTTCATCCCACGCAATCTCTTGAGCCAGAGCCCAATCAGCGTAGGCATGGAACGCAGAGTCTTCTCGTTGTCCGTTATTCATTGGTTTGAAAGAAAGCAAACAGCAGAGACAGCAGCGAACAGAACACACAGCCATAGGTTTGTCGTGCTCACTGCCAGAACACAAGACAAAAGGGCGATTAGTAGCAGCATTAGTAGAGCTCCCTAGGATCGATCTCAAACCCATCCCGATCAACAGGAAGGAACCCAAGGCCCTTGATTGTTCCCACTGATCCAGCTGTAAGCGTCTTGGATTGTGTGAGCTGACAGAACAGGATCGCTTCCTGATCCACCGGATAGGCCCTAGTGCGGCCGTAGTGACTTTCCAGCTTGTAAGTAATTTGTTTCATTGGTAGTAGGTCGAAAGGATCAAAGAAAGGGCCAGCCGAAGCCAGCCCTGAGGTTGTTAGCGGATGAACAGCAGAACCAGGAGAGCGGAGACGATGAACCACAGAGTGGCTCTTTCATCCCGTAACCGTTGCAGCTGCTCCGCTTGGGTATCGATCAGCTCGCAAGAGGCATCAATGATGGCCTCTTTGCTGGATCGAGCGGTCGTGTTCATTGGGTTTGGGTCGAGTGAACAGCCAGCCCCTTAGGACTGACCAGGGCCAATGTAGAGCCTAGCCCTGGCCAATGCGAGGGTTGTTGCAAATCTTTACGTTAAGGGTTGTGAAGGGCTCTCAGGCGCTTTCAGAGGGTCCTAGGCGGCTCTCTAAGGCCCTTGTGGTTGGGGCCTTGGGCGCGTGTATATGTCCGCCCGCTGGAGCCCGCTGCAGGCCCTTCTGTGAACTCATAACGATTCCGGGAAAGCTAACCCGTACTCATAACGACTATGAGTTAGCAAATGCTTTTATGACTGTTAACGCATAAAGACTAAATGCCTATATCGGTATATACAGGAATCGCCATATACCCCCCGGGGGCAGCGGCGACCGCGAATATAGCAACTAGTGCTCAAAAATCCGAAGCAAAAACCTTTTGACGACCGTACTACCGTCTTTTTCCAAGACTTTTCTTGAGGATCTACCTCAAAATACTTTTACGAAATATCTGTAGTTCGGTAGTACCTAAAAAATAAAAACTATTTCTTAGACCTGTTGTACCCCTTAGAAACCACACGGAGGTTCTTACGCCCGTTGTTCTTGGGATTACCGTCCTTATGGTCTACATCCTTACCTTTGAGGTTGTAACCAGCCTTAGCGAGCTTTCTACGAGCCTTATTACGGCTACTACGGTTCTCCCGTTGCTCCTTTTTGGAGTGGTAGTTGTCGTATTCCTGTCTATAGTTGCGAGCCATCTACGAGCCAGCCAAGAGCTTTACCTACTGTAGGGAACTCTTTACAGAAAATCTCTTTACACCGAAGAGCAATCTCTACGTGTTCCAGTTGAGTCCCGTTTTGAGACCTTAGATCGATGTAATGAATCCAGCTTCTGAGGGTTCCAGACATATACAGCCTGGTCTTAGTAGCAAGAGGAAGAACATCTCTGGCTGTTTCCTTAGCAACACCAGAAGAGACCATCTCTCTGTAAAGGTCTTGGGACTCTTCAAAGAGCTGATTGATCCTTCTGTAGAAGATCTGAGTCTTCTGAGGATCTAGGTCATCAATGGAGTTCTGTCTGTTTTTGGTGTCTTGTCTTCTGAGGTGAGGAACTTGAGGGTATCCAAGTTCTTTGACATCTGCGTATCGCTGAGAGAACTCTTGAAACGAGAACGATCTATGACGCAAGCACTGAGCAGCAACAGACCGTGTGGTGTTGATCTCTAGAACCAAATGAACCATTTCAAACGGAGACCAGTGTCTGTGTTTGATCAGGTAGTTAATCAGTCTTTCGTTGTTGAGATTAGTTGACTGATTGGTTGGGTTAGAAACCCTAGCCATGTAGACCAGGAGTTCTTCTGCTTTCTCTGTCCTGGTAACCAGCTTGACGGTCATTAAGAGTCTTAAAGAGTTCTTAGGGAGTATAGGGGTTCTTAGAGGGTCCTAAAGGACCAACTCAACAACAACCTTTAAAACTCTTTAGTAAAGACCCGTTTAGAACTATTAAAGAGATTATAACGACCGTATGCTCCTAAGCGCGAGTAGACAGTTAAAAGAGTGGCTGTTTTTGCGTATGTCACCTTAGGGGGTCCTTAAGGTGCGGCTGTTCTTTTCGTAAACGACCCACCGTGGTTAACAGCAACAACGCTTTCAAAATCACAGTGTCTTTGTCTGCAGATCAGTATTGGGCTTTGACAAGATACGCCGCTAACAACCACAAAACGACTGAGCAAATGGCTGAAGTGCTTTTAAGGTCAGAGGGCGATCGGCACGTTGAAAACGCAAAACAAACAGAAAACATCCTGATGTCCCTCTAGGAGCCCCTAGAAGGCCCCTGTGGGGTGCTTTAGGTATCTAACCAGTTAGCACCCCCTACAGAGGCCATAGAAGCCCTCTGAAGGTCCTCTAACGACGTTGCGTAACCCATCACGTCCACAGAGAGACCACCATCCCCTTGGATGAACTTTCTTTCGAGTTCCCACTGTTCAGCCAAACGAGCAGCCATAGCGTTTTTCTCCGTTTGGGCCATGGACTCCGTAAAGTACTGGACAGCCATTGCTAGAGCGTCGAGGCGGTCATCATGCCTAATGGAGTTTTTCTCTTTAGTAATACGGGTGAGCTGAAAGAAGAGTTGGTACTGACTTCGAGTTTCAGTTGGATAGCACTCTGTGGTGGCGAGATCCTGAGTGATTACGTCAGTGTCAACCATGAGCCTGTGCTGGTTCAAGACCGGCTCAAGGGTGTCAATGATCCTGACTTCCTTTTGTTTTGTGTGTCGAACCTCTTCGATGCTGCAGGGGTAAATCGTTCCCAAGTAACGTTTGAGAAGCTCAGAGAACATCCCGAGGCCAAGGTTACTTTCAACCAGTATTTGTTTGACCTTGTACTCTTTGCCGATGAGAGCGAGCTTTTTAAGATTCGCCTCGGAGTAACCTCCCCTAAGGCCACCGCTCGCCAGCAGGAAAAGGTTTCCGTTCAAGTAGGCGACTACTGCATAGCCAAGCTCGTCAGAGCCTCTGCCGGACGGGTCAACACTCATCACGACTCCGGTGTACTCAAGAAACTCAGAGCCGATCTGGGCAGGCTTGTAGAACAAATCACCGTGAAGACCAACAGAGGGGAGGTCTAGGGCTTTATCGCCGTTAGCCATCCACACAACCTTGTCAGGGCCTCTTTCGCGGTTCAAACGGAACACACAGAGGTCTTTGAGTTTGAGGGGGAACTTTTCTTCATCACTCAACGAGATGTCGAGGAGGAACTGAAGGTTGAACGTAGACTTACCAATAGAGAGCTGACGAGCCTCTAACTCCTCCCACCCGAAGCGACGAGGGTCTACTGGGTGTCCAGCTAGGCTCTTGTCTTCGTCTAGTTCTGATTGGATCTTGGGTGCTAGGCGGTGACCGTAGTAGTTCTGTCGTTTCTTGGCTGTGGGGTACAGAGCAGGCCAAATACGACAGGAGTAACCCGCCATTTCAAGCTTTGCGTAGATCGAGTCTTGGGTGTGGGGAGTTCCAAGGAACACGATCTCACCACCAGGCTTGATTACGGAGTCAAACTCTTTGATCGACTCCCGTAGCTTGTCTCGGATCAGCTGGGTTTCACAGGACTGGGGCGTTTCAACGTCATCAGCAACGATGAGATCAGCACGGCTTCCAGTAATCTGCCCAAAGATCCCGCTTGATCGGACGCTGGGGCTTTGATCGGGTTTTGCGCCGTACACATCAAACGCAACTTTGGAAAACCGCTGGGTGTCGCTTGGAAAAAGATCTTTAACCATGAACCAGTTCCTAAGTAGGTCATGGCAAAAGACACTGAACGCGTCTGCACGGTCTTGAGCGGCGGAGATCACCAACACCTTAGTGTCTGGGTTCCTACGGAGTCTCCAAAGCACGTAGCCAGCCGTCAGGAAGCTCTTACCGCAGCCCCTGTACGCCATGATGATGCGTCGTTCAGGGCCGTTCTGGAGGTAATCAGCCAGCTGGTACTGAACAGGGGTAGGGCTTGGCAGTCGTAGGTAGTGCCAAAGGTGAGTAGCAAAAACAGGAAAGCTTTCTACAGACTCCTGAATAATCCGTTCTGTTTCTCTACTAACCCTTGGCATCGTGAGCCCACTTAAACACTTGAACCAAATTATTCTGCAGGATCAAGTTCATCTTGGCGAACTCATACGTCATCTTTTCGAGGTCTTCTCGACTGGCGTTAGGAATGTCCCGTCTAATCCGCTCCATCCTGAGGTCTTGCTCTATGGAGAGATTGAGATTGGGCATAGGAGGCAGTTCATCCATTTGTCGATAACCAGTTCTCGCTCTTTACAATAGTCAGGGCGGCTTTTAAACCACATCCTCCAATTGTTACTACCCTTTTCGTGGTTACAACGGCTGCAAGCGGGGACAATGTTCGTAGCGAGGTCCTCACCGCCTTTAGTTTTGGGATGGATGTGATCCAGAGTTAGCTTTTCACTTTTAGTACCGCAATAGGCACATTTACAACCGAACGCATCTTTAATTGATTGTCTCCACTGCTTGACTGCTTCTCGTCGCTGTAGCGCTTGGAGGTTAGCCATAGCTGCATCGGGCGTTAGATACACAAAACCCCCAGCAGGCGATTGACTCACCATACCGGGGGTTCTGCTTGGTACATATAGGGTTTTGTGTCCCTATGCACCAATATAGCTTCTTAC